ACACCTCGGGGGGCGTGTAGCAATCGTCGGAGGTGCGTTTGCGCTCAAATTTGGCCACGAAGGCCTCGTAATCGTCTTGCCTCTTTTTCATGCTCGTATCGTATTCGTTTTACAGCACCGCCGCGATGCGCTTCAGCTTCACCCAGTGGGGGAAGTCGCTCTCGCTGTAATATTTCACCTCGCGCTGCTCGAAGTCCACGGCTTCGATGGAGTACTCGCGGCCGTCCGTAAGGCGCACCACATGGCGGCGCGTGAAGGCTATGCTGTCGAACTCTTCGGCGCTCATTGGGCTTGCTCTTCAAAGGTGATGCTATGCAGCCGACGTAGCCACCCGCGGCGATACTTCATGCTCCGGGGGCGGCGTCGGCAGACCTCGTCAATGAATTCTTCCCGGGCGCGCATGATGCGGTCGAAGAGTTCGCGCTGCGGCGTGTAGGTGTTCACGGCGCGGAGCGTCTCGGGGCCCACACGGCCGTCCACGCGTACGCCCAGGAGGCGCTGCGGGATGCGCACACCGGGCCAGCCCGAGGCCCAGACCCAGTCTACGAGCAGCTCGGCGATCGATTGGTTTACGATGTGATCCGCCTGCCAGCGATCCCAGTAGAGCGTGCGCAGGATGTTCCACCACTCCTCGTCCGAGATGCTGCGCAGGCGCTTCACCGTGGGGCGCGGATAGCCCCGGAGGCGGCAATAGTGTTCATACGTGGCGATCGTCACGCCGCGCATCGTGGGGCCGCCCGGATCGTCCTGATCGTTAGCGAAACCGCCCTCAAAGCGCCGGATGAAGGCGCCTAATCTGTGTATATCTGCCATTTGTTGGTTGTTGAATCGTTTATTTGTTGGGTTGTTGAGGGGGCGCTTGGTGGCCGTGCAAGGTGTCATCCGCCTTCTTCCGTAGAATCTCGGCGAGGTTATCCGTCCCAAGGGCTTCAATCATGGCTTGCACGATAGCCTCAGAGCGGTGGCGGGTCTTTTCGTCGGCCTTTTCGAATATACTGAAAATTTCGATGATGCAGATAAAGACACCCGCCAGACAGGTAATGACGGGCACCCCCACGATTGGGTGCAGCTTCATCAATACAAACAGATGCGAGAAATGCAGCATGTAGTCGATCATAGTCGTAATGATCATGGCGCTCTCATAGACGACGACCTTTATGACCGTCCGGCTGAGCGGTTTCGAGCGGATCTCTTGTCCGCTCTTTTTGGCCTTACGTATGCCGCTGATGAGGTCGGCCACGATGGCGATTAAAACGAATAAGAAACACGCGGTGGCCACGGGAAACATGGCACCGGTTCCTTCAAAGAGTTCTTTCATTGTTGTTAGTCGTTGTTTGTGTCGAAAAAACAGGGCGCCCCATCCTGTAATGTGGTTAAGGCAGGGCGCCCCCAAGGCTACGGCTACAGTGTAACCACCACCTCGCGTTCGATCAGCAAATATCCCTCAGTGGTACGGGAGAGCGTGACCGCTTCGCCGAGAGAGAGTTTGTAGTAATTCACACTGAAACTTCCTCCACCGAGCGGGGCGTTCAGCTCAAACTTGGCGACAGGTGAAAAGATTGTCGCCGATGCGCCCCTTTCAATATTCGCAGAGAGCGGAACAGAGACACCATTCACCGTTGGAGCATTCCCCGTGCCTGTAGTGACTTCAATGGACCCACGCGGATTGTTGTTCTTCACGTTGTATTTGTGGACGATGCCGGTGAAGGCAGGCGCCTCAGGCTGATGGCTTGTGATGGATGTATTCAGTATCATAAGATCACCACGTTAACGGTTAGCGACTCTTCTGGCTGCTTGGCGCACGCAAACGTCAATCTGCCTTCTTCCTGTGCGGCCGCATAAACGCCGCATCTCCCATAAACTACAATCGAAGCCGGCGCGGGGCTTACGATAAGTGTATTTTCAGCCGTCACACCTTCCACAGCCGCCATCAGCTGCTTTGTATCGGTATTCCAAGCTGAGACCTCAAGCGCGACCGTTTGCGTAACAACCTTGGCAGCCTCCCCCTTTTCGCCCTTCAACGAAGCAAGGAAATCAGACTTGCTGCCTTCATTGCCGGCCTCTTTCCAAAGGTCATACGTGCTTTTGCCGGCGTCGCCCTGTTCGCCTTTTTGCTTAGTGAGGAAGTCAGCCAGGCTGCCTTCATTGCCCGCCTCTTTCCAAAGGTCGTACGTCGATTTGCCAGCGTTGCCCGGTTCACCTTTCTGCTTAGCGAGAAAGTCAGCCAGGCTGCCTTCGTTTCCCGCCTCTTTCCAAAGGTCGTACGTGCTTTTGCCGGCGGCACCCTTCAATGAAGCAAGGAAGTCAGCCTCGCTGCCTTCGTTGCCCTGTTCTTTCCAAAGCGCATAAACGTCCTTGCCGGCTGCGCCTTTCAATGAAGCAAGGAAGTCAGCCTCGCTGCCTTTGTTGCCTTGCTCTTTCCAAAGCGCATAAATGTCCTTGCCGGCTGTGCCTTTCAATGAAGCAAGGAAGTCAGCCTCGCTGCCTTCGTTGCCTTGCTCTTTCCAAAGCGTATAAACATCCTTGCCGGCTGCGCCTTTCAGTGAAGCAAGGAAGTCAGCCTCACTGCCTTCGTTGCCTTGCTCTTTCCAAAGCGTATAAATATCCTTGCCGGCTGCGCCTTTCTGTGAAGCCAGGAAGTCGGACATGCTGCCCTCATTGCCCGCTTCTTTCCAAAGGTCGTACGTCGATTTACCGGCGTCGCCCTGTTCGCCTTTCTGCTTAGCCAGGAAGTCGGACATGCTGCCCTCGTTGCCTGCCTCTTTCCAAAGGTCGTACGTCGATTTACCGGCGTCGCCCTGTTCACCTTTCTGTTCACCTAAAAAGTCGGTGAAACCGCCCTCGTTGCCAGCCTCTTTCCAAAGGTCATACGTGCTTTTGCCTGCATCACCCGGTTCGCCTTTCTGCTTAGCCAGATAGTCAGCCACGCTACCCGTGTTGCCCTGCTCTACCCAAAGCTCGTAGGCACTTTTGCCAGCCTTTCCCGGTTCGCCTTTCAGCTTAGCCAGAAAGTCGGCCACGCTGCCTTCGTTGCCCTGCTCTTTCCAAAGCTCATAGGCCGATTTGCCATCCTGCCCGAGCCGCTGGTCGAGCGCTACTGTTACGTTAAACTCTTTTCCTTCCATGTCTTACGTTGTTTAATTGTCTACTACTTCAATACCTGTGTTCACTTCGCCCGAGGCGATGTCATAGAATCCATCCGGGAAGGCGGCATCATAGATGCGCGTCCGGAAACGTGCAAAGAGGGGGCCCTCGGTGAATCGGGGGTTGTCGAGGCCTACGACCACCTGCCCATTATCCACCTTCAATCCCGGGGGAAACGCTTCGCCGAGCTTTCGCCCGACGACGATACGCCGCGACCGCGACGTGTAAAACTCAAATTGCAGATCGCACTTCGTTGGATCGACGGGGTTGCCCATTCGGTCCGTAATGTCGATGCGAAACTTTGCATCCGATTGCTTTTGCAAATACTGTCTGTCCATACTTCGTATAATCGTTAATGGTTCGTTGTCTATACTTCCGGCCGCGTCCACGCATAGGGGCGGCGCTGAGTGAGGTAGTTCGGATCGGCCATATAGCGGTAGGCCTCGCGCTCGAATCGGATAGCCCGGTAGGCAGTGAGAGCATCGCGGAGACGCAGCATTCCCCATAGCCATTCCAGCATATAGATGAGGTAGAATCCGAGGAAACCCGTTTCGCGCATCTGCGCCGTGTGGATGGCCTCATGCCGCAGGATGGCTTCGGATAGCGGCCGATACTCCCGCCGAGCGAATACGACGCCCAGCAGATTGATGGCCGTAAAACCACGGAAAGGCACGAGGCCGTTGTAGATGACTTTCATGCTTTCGCCTTCTTTTCAGGCGTACCGCCACCCATAGACCGGAACGCGCTGGCCGCTTCGTCCACAATGGCAGCAAACACAGCCTTCTTTTCCGCGTCGGACAGGTTGCTCCCTTTATCGATGTAAAAGCTGATCCGCCCGTCCGGAAAGGCCGAAACACTGCCGAGGTTCCGAACCTCACGTTCGATCGAGTCATTCAATTCTATCGTTCGTCCGCCTTCTTCCGTGATGCTGATCCGCCCATCCGGAAAGGCCGAGACACTGCCGAGGTTCCGATCCTCACGTTCGATCGAGGCGTTCAATTCCATCGTTCGTCCGCCTTCTTCCGTGATGTTGTACCGGATCGACAGCGTGCCCGCCTCGTCGATCTTTGTCACGCCCTGTCTGATAATTCGTTGCAGTTCCATGTCTATTATTCCCCTTTCACATCCACGGCCGCCGCTTTGACATCGCGGATAACTGAGTGAATAAATTGCCCGGTGAGGGTCTGAATAAGCTGTGCGAACTCATCGTCAGAAAACTCCGTTTCCACCCCTTCGGGAGCGTTGTAAACCTTGCGCGCCAGCGTGTCGAGTTCGAGCGTTAACGAACGCCCGTAGATGGCATTGCCGAACGCCCGCCGCTGGTCGAGCACCTCGAAGCGCCCGGGCTCTACTTCCAATTTGATTCTGCTGAAATCGATTCTTTTCATATTGTCTATTGTTTGATTGTTCGTTTGTGTCATTCCCAGCAAACGATCCACTTGTTTTCTTCGATCATTAGCTGCCTGAAGGTGTTCCCACCTTCCTTCTTTACCGTGTTCACATGGGGTAGTGGCCCCATATTGAGACGGAGGCGAGGCTGCCACTCTCCGAGGAATGGGGAGATCTTGACATAAAACCCTGCGCCCCCTTTCTCATAGCTAAAGCCGTCGCCGCCCATGGATACCGTTCCCCCGCCATTCGTCCGCTTTACGCTGATCTCACCGCCTCTGATTCTCGTATATCCGTAATTCCCATCTCTGACATCGACACCGCCGTTCGGACTAATACTTATTCCTTTTGATCGTTCATAATCCCCATAGTGTTCCACCGTGAGAGAACCACCCCTCACTATAAAATCACCAATTTGTGCAGCCTTCTTTACGATCAAATTGTTCGTGTCGATCAGACTCGTTTTGATATACCCCCCATCAATGATCGTTTCATCCATCATTGCCTTCCCGATTTTGTTTCTCCAGGCGAGGCTGCCCAGACTGCTGCTGTCTGGCTTGTTATCGATCTTTTCCCGCTGCGTATTGAGTTGCGATTGCAGGCTCTTGAACTCAGCGCGACCAGTGAGGGAGATGTTTTGCGATATGAGATTGATCGCCGAGGGGCTTTGGGTGATGTACGAGGCGATCGTGTCCCCGTTGGCCAGCTGCGCGGAGGCGTAGAGCGCATTACCTTGTGCGGTGGTTATAAAGCCCGCCGTTTGCAGTCGGTAGATCTTATCCTCGGACGTTGCTTGCCGATCCAGCAGGCTGTTCACCTGATTTTGCGACCACGTTTGCAGTGCCGCGAGCTGATCCTTTGTTCCCCCGGCTGTGACATTGATACGCCCCACCTCACCGCGGATCTGATCAGCAAAGACCTTGAACTCCGAACGGGTCTCATAGATCGAGAGATCCGGTTTGTCCGTCAGGTTGCTGTATCCCACGGAGCCCGATTCGATGCGGATATTCCCGCCGATCACCCCCTCGGCCACGTTGAAATACGTCCGGCCGTCAGGGCTGATGATGTTGCGGATGCGCATTTGCCCGGGCAGGATTTCCGTGTAGCCGTAGGCCGTGGCGAAGCTGCGTTCCCCACCCGATTCAGACGAAAGCAGCCCCACGAGGAAGTAATAAAAGCCATCGCCCGGGTCATACTTGTATGCCTCTTGCAACAGGAACTCGCCCGACGTGCCCCCTTTGGCACATTTGGCCACGAGATAAAAGGCCGACTTTTCACCCCCGAGGAAGGGCGAGGTGTAGCCCGCCACATCCCAATACTTGTAATCCGTCGCTTTGTGTGCTGATGAGGTCTTATTGATGCCCATCGTCATATGCTTCAGGATGGCTGCCGGGGCCGTGAACACCTTCGTCTCATTATTCATCTCGAACAGCGGGATGATTTCGCGCTGCGTCTCCGTCCGGTTGTCGACGAACATGAATTGCTGATACTCGTTGCCCACCAATACGGACATCGTGCGCACCCAGATGGGATTGATGCCAGCCGAAAAATTGTCCAACGCCTTTTCTAACATATCCTGCGCCTCTTTGGCATGCTCATAGGTGCGCGCCGCCTCGTGGCGCAGCTGCCGGAAGCCCTCTTCCGTTGTTACCTCGTTGCGATCGATCTTACCCAGCTGCCCCGACACGCTGCCCGGCGATGCCACATTCGAGAGCTCGAACTGGGGGCGGCGTGGGGTGTTCACCGGCGTACGTACCCCGGTGATGCGGATCAGCAGGCCGTCCGTGGGGGCGTACTTATCTGACTCGAGCAACACGAATCCACCTTTGACGATGCGGCTGCCGATCTCTATCCAGTGACGGTCGGCATACAGCTCATCCAGCTCAGCGGAAAAGGTGTATCGCTCTACTTCGTTTTCATATTTCACCCGCACGGCCTCCCGGAACATCTCCCATGAAGCGCCCGTCCGTGTGGCATTGTCGCACACATAAGCGTCGGGCAGCGAGCAACCGAATACGGCGTAGGTGTCACCCACCTTCGGGATGTAGACCGTGCCGCCGGGCATGGCGATGCCGTCGTACGTAGTTTGCACGAGCTCGAAGCGGCGCCCGTCGTGCTTATATTTCAGATCGAACTCCCGGCCGGTGAGGTTGCCACTTTGGAAAATGACTTTCATCGTCTGGCCTTTGATCAGCGCCTTATTGTAGTCGAGGGCCTCAGGGATGGAACTGTCGATGATGTCGTAATTCACATGGCCATCTTTACCGGCAATCATCTCGACGGACGAGACCGTGCCCACGCGTTTGGGGTAGATCTGCGACAGGTCGATGCTATCCTCGACGAAGGTCAGGAGCGGCCGGTCGGCACGGGTGATCTCCGTGCCTGTCGCATCCGTTTTGTAGCTGCGCGCCGCGGCGGCGTTGAAGCCCGCTTCATCGGCGAACTTCGTCCCATCGAAAGCGATCGTTTGCGACTTTGGAAGCAACAGTTCCACACTGCCATAGGTCGAGGCATCGATATTCTTCCGCCCGCCTTGTACAAGCAGGATCTCGCAGGGCTTCTTTGACCCGAAATTGTCACGCGATACGCCCGGCTTCAGCCCGCAATCTCGCCCGTAACGCAAGCGCAGCGGGTTGGCCTTGTTGTATTCCACGCGGCGCAGGTAGATGGCTTTGCCCCGGATCTCCCATTCCGTTTTGAACTCATCGGCCAGCATTTGCAGGGCATCGGCGCAGGAGGTGTGGCTGTATGAAAGCGTCTTTTCCGTCGCCTCAATGCAGCCGCCCACCGTCCAGCCGCTATCCCTGCGATTAAGAGCCTTCACGATCAGCTCCAAGTGTGCCCGCGGTTTGGCCGTGTAGGCAAACTTCAGCAGGTTTTGAATCGTCGTGTCGCGCACTTTGTCCTTACGCAGGGCAGCCTCTGGCCCTTCCATCATCACGGTGTATTCGAAGTTGCGGTCGCCGTGGCAGATGAATTTTTGCGCGCTTTCCAGCCGGTAGCGCGTACCCCGGAAATCGGTGTAGGCCCCTTCCGGGATCTCCACGTATTCAGGCAGGGAATAGTAGAGCGTCAGCAGCTTTGTCTGATGGATCCGATCCTCGAGGTAGCTGCTATCGTCCGGCTCGACATCGAGGATCAGCGCATCCTTTTTATCGTAGATTTTCATCGGATCACCGTCAAATTCAGTTCAAACTCATACAGGATGAAGCCGGGCCGGAGGGCGATGAGCCGCGTGCCCGTACATTCGCGATAAAACACGGGGTAATCCTTTCCCCGGTAGTTCAATGTGTGCTCGCCCGGCGCCGTGAGTCGGCCGAACAGGGCGTCTCGGCAGCTCCACATGGCCGCCGTTGAAACGGCTTTTAAGCAGCATTTCAACGCTATTTCTTTGGCATTGAAACGCACGATGCCAGTATCGTAGATGCGGCCGTCGCGGGTGGCGATCTCCCGGGTGAGATTCTGTTTTACCTCAGCCGGGCGCAGTAGGCTGTCGCGCCCCTTTTGGACGAACACACCGAAATCAGCCAGATTGATGCCGTCGAGGGTGTAGGCCGAACGGATGACGTGCGTGCCCGGCGATTGCCAGACGGCCGCGTCAGTGCGCTCGGGTTCGTCGAGCTCGAACAGCGGGCGGAATGATTGCAGCGGCCCGTAATCGCGCAGCTCGTCGAAGTTGGTCAGGCGCAGGCGGAATGTTCGCCCGAGGGAGGGGAAAAGGATAGACCGATAGCCCGGCACGGCTAACGCCGCCACAAACCCGCGGACGTCGGCCTTGGGGCCGGAGGCCACGCAGTCGATGCCCACCGTAAGGGGTTGCAGTTTGGGCGCCTTCAGATCCACCTCGAGCCCGTCGTGTTCCGGCCAATCGTTGGCGGCCGGCTCTTTCATAGCTGGGTAGGCCAGCAGGTCGTTGTATCCGCCCCGTACCACCCACACGCCAAAGGCCGCCCGGGCGTCCGTTCCATCGATGTAGATATTCGTTTTCATTTCCGTCTTATCCGTTATGCTGTTCGCAGGATGACCCCGCGGGAATTGATTGTCTCCAGTTCGCGTTTCATACTGCCGATACCGCTTTCGATCTGCTCGAGGCGTCGACAGTAGGCCGTATTGTCACGTATCTCTGTCAGTATGGCTACACCTACCACGAGGGTCTGATTGATCCCCCCTACGGACAGTTTGATGGCGTCTTGATAGATCAGCAGCGCCGTCAGACGTCCCTCGATGGCCGTAGCCGTGTCCTGCGTAATGCTTTGGATGCCCTTCGTTGTGCCCGTGCGGCCGTCCTTCGCCTTATCATCTTTCTCGCCGAACTTGGTGTAGCCGCGCTCTTTCGCGCGCTTTTTGACCTTATTCAGCAGCTCGATGTATCGGTCGTCGCGCTTGGTCATCTCTTCCATCAGCTTATCGAAGTCGTCGAGTACATCCTGATCGCCGCCGGGCTTCAGCGATTCGACAAGGTTCTTCTTGAAATCCTCGAACACGTCCGAAAAGATGGCCGAATACAGCAACTGCGTGATAAAGTTTTCAAGCGAGTCGGACGCCGTGGCAAACATGGCCTTACTGGCATCCTCGCCCGCCTTCCATGCCCCCACGATGGCGTTGCGCAGGTTGTTACCAATGTCGCCGGCAAGGCTCGTGGCGATCTCGCCGAGGCTTTCCTCCGCCTTTTTGACGGCATCCTGCCAATCGAGGGCGTTTTGAAGCAGCTGCTTCGTCTTATCGTCCACCTGATCGGTGTTGATCAGTGTTTTCGCCAGCTCTTTATTCAGGTTGCCCGCCTCGTCCACAAGGCCCGGGAAAACCTTCATCAGATCATCCGTGACCTTGTTTTTCTTCTTGCTGAATATGCCCGCAAGCAGTCCGCCGATTGTTCCCACCACGGCGCCGATGGCCGTTCCTATGCCCGGAATGATCGAGCCGATGGCCGCTCCGGCCAGTGCCCCCGTGGCCGCCCCTTTGGCTACGTTGTTGCCGTCGACTACGTTGCGCAGGTCGACGTTGGCCTGCCCCTCATGCAGCTTGCCGATGGCATCGGAGTAACCATCCATTGCCTTATTCAGCGCTTTGAAGCTGTCTTTGATCTCGCCGGCGTAGTTGCGCACAAAGGCGCCCGACTTGCTTTGCAGGCGCAATTGCTCATTCAGCGACAGGGCATATTCATGGGCAAAGGCGATCGAGTTTTTGTAGAACTCTTTTTCCACGGCGCGGCGTTTTTCGGCCGCCGCGGTGATCATATTGATCAGCGTGGCTGTGCCCGAAATGGCCGTGCTGATGGCGCCCACCTTGCCCCGTGTCGTATCCATGTCGCGGGAAAGCATCTCACTGGCGGCGGCGAGGCTCGAACCGATTGCCGCGAAGGCCTGACCCACGCTGCCGCTCAGTCCGCCCAGCGCCGCGGCCATCTGCCCGAAGGCGCCGAGCACCTCGGACAGCTTTTGCGTCGGGATACGTCCGAGTTCCTTATTCAGGGCTTCGAGTTCCTCGCGGGCAAGGGCTATTTCCTTAGCCAGCTTATCCGTCGGGGCGAGCTTGTACCGCTCTTCCATCAGCCGGATACGTTCCTTTTGCACCCGGCGTTCTTCCTCGAGTTGCTTTTTGCGACGATCCGCTTCCCAGCGATAGAAAGATTCCGCATTGGCCATCTGCTTACGGGTGATCTCAATGTCATAATTGAGCATCTCCGCGGTGTAGCTGTTTTTGGCCAGCGTGATCTCTTTCTCTTTGGCGACGGTGAGTTCGGCGATCAGTTTCTCATTGTTTTCCGCCATCCGCAGCCGCTCTTTGTAGTAGTTTTCGATGTCATCCAGCTGCACGGCCAACTCATCGGCGAAGCGCAAGCGCCCTTCCTTGAATGCGCCGTTGACGGCTTCATCAATCTCAGCCGCAGACTTCTTATAAGACTTTTCGGCCAGATCGACGAGGTTTTTGAAGTAGGTCGTTTCTTCCTCCGATAGGGTAGCGTTTTTGCCATAGGCCTCTCGTTTGGCCTTCAGCATATCCTCCTCCTGCTGTTTGATGGCAGCCAGTTCCTTCTTCTTATTCAGTTCGGCCTGCTGGCGTTGTTTGTAGTAGCTGTCATTCAGCAGGTCGATCTGCTTTTGGGCGAACTCGAGTTGGTTATTCTCCCATTCCCGCTGATAGGCCTTTTGCAGTTTGAGCCGCTCCTGCTGTTCGCGAAGTGCCTTTTCTGCATCCTTATTCCCTCTTCCGGAGCCGGAACGCGCCGCCTTGTCTATAGCGCCCAGTTCCTTTTCCCGATCCGTGTCCAATTTGATCAGAGAGGCCTTCAGCTGGTTCACCTTGTCGATGTCTTCCAGACTGTTTGTCGTTAGTTTGTTTTGGCCCTCCTGTATGCGTAGTTCCTCAGTAAGTTGCCGCTTCCGCTCGTCGTAAATCTCATTGACGACGGCCTTGTATTCGTTGGCTAATTGGATCCGCCTTTTGCCTTTGGCGCTTTCCATCTGCTCGCGCAGCTTTTCCGCTTTGGCCTCTTTTTCCGCTTCTTCCACCCGCCATTCGCTACGGTCACGCGACAGCTTTTCCCCAGCTACACCCAACTCGGCCGTTTTTTTGGCGGCTTCATGTATAGACGTGAGATAATCAGACACGCGCTCATTGGCACGATCTATTCCCCAGTAGAATTTTGAAAAACCGGCATTAAGCTCGTCAAAACCCTCCGTAAAGCCTGAGAAAATGATCTTGCTCAGCCCCTTGAACATATCCCCCAAAGCCAATAAGCGGTTGGCGAGATTCGACAAAATGGCTCCACACACATCGTTTACAGCCTTTATCGGATCACGGACGGCGTTATAGATCGTTTCGCCGAGCTTAATGAGCGATTCCCTAAGCTGCCCCATCACACCAGAAAGATAGCCAGACGTACGGGCAAACTCCATCTGTCCCTCAACAGACGAGTTGAACCACATCACCAAGGATCGCAGGGCTACAACGATGGCATCGAGGAGAAAAACAATCCCAGAGGCTTTGAGGGCCCCAAAGGCTTTAGAGAGGGATCCCACACCCGAGGCAGCTGTATTCAGTGGCCCAGGCAGCTTATTGATGGCATCGGCTTGCACACGAAAACCCCGCGACACGAGATTGCTCCCCTCAGCCATCTTTTTTAGGACTTTGGAGGCCTCTATCTCTAATCGGTCGAGACTGTTCGTCACGCCGTCGACATCCTTATCCAGATTGCCCTGAAACTCGAATGTTACGTATATCGTTTTTTCGTCGGCCACGGCCTTTTCTCGTTAGTTGTTGGTGGGTTATGGGGGCGGAGGCTGTCCCGCCGTTTTAAGCCAGATTGAAAAACTTTTTGGCTTCAGCTTCGGAGGTAATTTCGCCCTCATCAGCCGGCTTCTTCTTTCCGTATTTGGGTTGGTCATTGATGGCCGCCAGCACAACGCTCCACGGCACTTTATACATCAGTTCGCGCCACGTCCAAACGCCTTGTGAGGCGATCTGGAACAGTGCGCCGAAAGGGCTATGGGGGCCTTCGTCCCTTAACTCCCCGTCGCTTCCCGGCTCAGATTCGGAGTCGTCACCTGTAGATGAGCAATCGATCTGATAATAGTCGTAAAATGGCCCGCGCCACTTAGCAGGACGATCACTTTGGCCAGCTCGGCCATCGTTTGGGCATCCATCCGTCGGCGTAGGTAGGCCGCCACGGCACGATGAAACAGCGCACTCATCAGCCCCGAACGGATTAGTCCGAGGGCGATCAGCCGACTGGCACGTACGCCGTTTTTGGCCGCTGAGGTGAGCACCGCGGCGGCCTCGCCCGTTTCGAGCGTTTCAAGGTCGACGTGCATACGCACGTACATCCGACAAATACGCAGTAGCTGGGCGTAGACGGGGCGCCGAAAGCGCATCGGGAACACCTTTATCCCCAACATGCGCAGTGGGCGGGGCGCCGGCACCTTGACCAGCAGCCCCGTATCCAACAGCGCGTCGGCCACATCGATCTCGACCGCCCGCTTGTTTTCCGTCTCTTCCATTATGCCGTCCAGCTGAACACCTCGTAGGTGCCACTATCGTCTCCATCGGGAGCCATGCAGCGCGCCGTGACTTCGATCTGCGCGATCTCCGTACGGGTCAGGTTCCACTGGAAGCGAGCAAGGATCTTTGCGCGGGGGAGGTCGAAGCCTACCTTGTAAGGCGTAAGCACACGAAGCGCCTTTTCCACTTCCACGTAGTCCTTCGGAGGGATAAACTTTTTCACGTTATGCTCCGTGCCAGACAGATCCTTGATTTTGCCATCCACCTCTTTGCCACCAAACAGGGTTTGCAGCACTGCGTTATCCCATTCGAGAATGTTAAACGTGAGGTTCTTCAATCCCTTTTCCGAGATCACGGATTCCACCGGGGCATCCGGCTCTTCCTCGCAAAAGAAGTCTTGTGTCTGATCCTGTTCGGTGGTAAAGTTGGCCGTACCCTTCAGGGTGCGGGCCAGCTGCTTCATCTCTTCCGGCATCTTAGCGCCGCCGTCTGTCACGTCGCCGAATAGGATGGCGCTCAGTCCGATGGATCGGGTTTTCTTTCCTAATGCCATGTTCTTTCTTTAATCGTTAATGGTTGTTGGTTGTAATAATTAGGGGATGCCCCCGCGGCCTCTGATGTAGAGCCGCACGATGAGCCACGCAGCCATGCCGAGCACGAGGGCCAGGAAGGCGTATCCGCCGCCCATCAGCGCCCGGTGATGCCACCGGAAGGGACGCTCCACGGTGACATACTCCGTGCGGACACGGTCAGTCAGCTCGCGGATCGTGCGGTCGCGCAGGGCAATCACCCGGCGAAGGCTGTCCTCGTGGCAGTGCACATCGAGCAGGGCACCGCGGTAGCCCGTATCGGTCAGGACGTCCGTCAGCGTCACGTGCGGCACGATGCGCGTGCCAGGTACCGAGATGAGCCTTCTGAGGGCAACGCGCCCCGACTGGCATTCCAAGTAGGCACGGATCAGCGCCGAATCGGGCTCGATGACCACAAGCGTGTCGCGCACCGTTTCGACGACTTCCTGCCGTGTCACCTCGCGCTCTGCCGGCACACGGTAGACGTGACAGCCGACTGTCAGCCATATCAGCGCCATCAGCGCTATCCATCGATTCATTGTTAGCTGTTAGTTGCTCGTCCCTCCCCTGAGAGAGGGCCTCCCCCGCCTACCTTTTTAGGGGTAGGCAAGGGGGAAAGCCCTTCCATGAACAGAACGAAGTATTCACCTGTCGTGCGGCCTCTGTCAGCCCCACTAATTGATTAAGAACCTTTCTCTTTGACGATACGGCGGACGGTCACTTTGTGTTCGCCGTTCTCGGACAATCTGTCGGCGCGCCATTCCTCGGAGAGGTAGAGCCCGCCCACGATGTAGACGGCCGGGATGTCCGCGTTTTGATCAAGCACCTTCTTCGCCATCGCGATCTGCTCCTCCGTAGCCCCGTCCCGGTTGTGGGGGAGCACCTCGTAGTCGTACATCGGTGCGGCCGGCGCCTCCTCCGAGGCTTCCTCCTTTGCCTCCGCAGGCGGCTCAGAGCCGCCCGGCCCGGCTTCGCCAGTGGCCTCCTCCTTCATCTCTGTCAGAGCCTCCTCCTTCACTTCCGTCAGGGGTTCCGAGTCACCCGACTCTTTTTCGCCAGCCCCGGCGACCTCCTTCACTTCCGCCAGAGGCTCCTCGTGAGCCTCAGACGGAGTAACCGGTGTCTCCACCGGAGCTTTCTCTTTCGTTGTTTTCGCTGCCATAGCCGTTTACTTCTTGTCTGAAATGATGGCACCAATGGCTTCCACCTTCTTCGGCAGGACGACGAAGTAGTGGCGATAGTTCACTAAAGAGCGCTGGTATTGCGGATCGTTCTTGGCCTCGGAGTAGTAGAACGTTGTCGATCCCGTGGCCTTGAACACGCGACTCGTGTGGAAGGCTACCGAGGCCTGATAGATGCTGCCCACGACCGGAGCCGTGCCGAGCGCCTGCTTGGCGCCGGTCAGGTTGTAGACCGGGCCGGCTACATACTCATACACCTCGAAGCCGTAGAGCATGGAGATACGTCCGGAGGCGTAGTTGTAGTACTGCTCGGCGAACTTCTGATCCATCTCCAAGAGGTCAGCGATGTGCTCAGGGCAGAGCACCAAACGGCGCCCTTCGGTAGGTACACTCATCAGGTCGAAGCGCTTCTTCATCTCGATAATATCGTGACGTGTCAAGCGCTTGCGACCCGTCGTGCCGCCATCCTCTACCTCACCCGTGGTCTTGATCACCGGTGTGGTAGCCGTATTCGAGGCCGGTGCCAGCGCGTGGATGGCCTTCTTCAGCTTCGCCTCCAGGATAGCCAGCCCGTGGCGCTCCTTTACAGAGGCCATCTTGTCGTAGGAGAGCGCATACAGCTCATCGTCCGTGATCGGTGTGGCTTCCGTTTGAAACTTATCCAGCTTGAACACGGCATCGGTATCTGTGATGACCGTGATCTGAAGCGGGTAGGTCGTGTTATTGGTCAGCACCTTGGGGTCGCCACCGACGTTGATCATGTGGATCACGTCATTATTCGCATACTTCGAGTAGTCGGGTATGCCGTCCAAGAAGGTGCCCTTGTCGGCCGATCGCAGTTGTTTGATCAGCTCGCCCGTCCAGACCTCTGTCAGCACGCTCGCATTCAGGGCGCCTACTCCGCCCCCTATGAGCGGCCCGGCCATCAGCGCACCCACTGCACCCAACGCAAGGGGCGCACCGAGCGCCGAGGCCGCCGTCGCTCCGATCATCGCGTTCACCATAAACGCCATGATCATTCTCATCCATTTCATCATCGTTGTCTTTGTTTAGTTTGTTAGTTGTCAGTTCGTCTCTTTTCCCTATAAAAGGGAGAGGGAGGGGGGAGCGTCATCGGATCCGCGAAGCCCATTCCCCTTCAACCTTTGCCGACTTGCGATCCTATTCGCCCTTTGTCCCCCCCTCACCTTGGTGTGCTTTATATCGGGGGGAGGGACTGGGATGAATTAGTTATCCAGTTCGCACTCCACGCCATACTCTGCTTTATACAGCTTGCGGTAGACCGCCGGCTCTTTCGTGCGCAGCTCGATGATCTTGTCGCTCGGCACATCGCTCAGCTTCTTGTATTCCGTCGCTGTGCCTCCTTCGGACGCGAACTTCACCACCTCTGTCAGCTTCACCGAGGCGTTCATACTGCCTAAGAGCTGACTCAGCTCTGCCGATCCCACCTTCTTGCCCAGCTCGATAAAGTAGTCACGCTTCTCTGCGGGGATCTTTTTGGCTGCGAGGGCTCCGTCTACCAAGTCGGTCACGGCCGAGAGTTCCACGTGTTCGATCTCGCCCTTCAGGGTCTCGATTTCCTGTTTCTGTGCTTCCACTTTGGCCTTGGCCGCAGTCAGCACTTCGTCAGCCGTTGCTTCGGCTGAGAGACCCAGCTGCACGGCCACTTCCTTTTTCAATGTCTCGTTCATATCTGTATGGTTTGTTTGCTTGCTTGCGGTCAGTAAGGCTGGCAAAAAGGCTTCGTCCGTGCCGCTGGAGAGGTTCAGCCGCTGGCCATTCCGATAGAGCACCATCGCCTCGTCATTGGCTCCGACATCCACCAAGGACACCTCTACCAGCTTCGACTTCGTGATCGTCTCCCGAGTCTGACCCGGCAAGAGGTGCTTTTTGTCTGCACTCATCTCCACAATGTCGATCCCCACGCTGGACATGCGCAGACTTCCAAACTCCAGTTGCTTCTTGCATCGGATGCTGCACTCCGAGGCTTCGTCGAACTCCGGTTCGCCCGTGATGTCGTCGCCCTCCACCTTCAGATCCTTCATCTTTCCGATGATGTTTCCCCGCTCGTGCATGTAGAGCAATACCGGGTTGCGCTTATACTGTGTCAGGTCTACGCCGGACGTCAGGATGCGTGTGCCGTATGCGTTCAGGGAGCTGTTTGTCAGTCGTATTCTTGCCATTGCTCGTTGTCGTTGATTGTTCGGCGGCAAAGGTGTGGGTGCCGCAAGGGGGCAAACAAGAAAGTGTGCACCGAGTGCAGAGAAGTGTGCACTGAGTGCAGAGAAGTATGCACGGAGTGCACACTTTTTTGGGGTGGGGTAACCCCCGGAAGACCTTTGCCCTCACAACAAACAATTAAACGCCATTTCAAATGGGTACGAAAAAGGACAACGAAAACAAACGTGAGCTGGCCAAGATGCTCTATGTCGGTGGCAGCGAGGTGGCTGACATTGCCGAACGGGTGGGCGTCTCTCGCCAGAGCGTCTCGGCATGGATCAACAAGAACGGCTGGAAGGAACTGCGCGCCGCGCGGAGTATCACGCGCCCAGAACTGGTTAACAAACTGCTGGTGACTATCAACAACCTGATCGAAGACGTCAACACCGGCGACGATCCCACATCGGTCAGTGGGCTGGCCGACAAATTAGTCAAGCTCTCCTCCGTCATTGAGCGCCTTGACAAGAAGGCCAACATCGTGCAGACGGTCGACGTCTTTATGGCCTTTTCCGATTGGGTGGAGTATCAGGCCAAGAGTGACCCGGAGGTCACCGTAGCTTTTATGAAGGTACTCAATCGACTGCACAACGAGTTCCTGCTGGAGCGGGCTAACGTAAAGGAGTAAGCGCGGGATGGCTGTCACACGCGAAGAGAAAGAAGCCCGCCGCCTGTGGGAGGAGCACTGCAAACGGGTGCAAAGTCTCACAGAGCTCTCCCCCGAAGCAGAGAGGGAGACACGCGCCCAGCGGGACGCCCGTATCCGCCGCCTGTTGGCGAACTACCCGGCCTTCTGCGAGTACTACTTTCCGCACTACATGCGCCGCACAGACCCCGCCACGGGCCTCGTGACGGGCATCGTACACAACGCCCCCTTCCACAATGCCGCCTTTCGTGATATTCTCCGCAACCGCACCTTCAAGGCTGTCTTCATGTGGCCGCGCGGCCATGCCAAGTCAACACACCTCGACATCTTCACTCCCACCAACCTCATGGTGCGCGGCGGTGGGGAGATCCATTGCGGCATCATCGTCAACAAGTCGGAGGATGGCGCCAAGACGCTACTGGCCGACTTACAGGCCGAACTGGAGTATAACCAGCGACTCATTGCCGACTTCGGCACGCAGAAGAACGTGGGCGACTGGCAGCAGGGCGAGTTCTCTACCACCGGTGGTGTCAAGTGGTTTGCCGTCGGCCGGGGACAGTCGCCCCGTGGACTCAAGAAGCAGGAGCAACGCCCGGACTACATCGTCATCGACGACCTCGACGACGACGAGATGAGCCACAATGAAGAGCGTATCCGGCAAGCTACCGACTGGGTCAAGCAGGCGCTCTTCGGCGCCTTGGATGTCGGCCGTGGCCGCTTCCTCATGGTCGGTAATGGCTTTGCCAAGCACATGGTGCTGAAGAATATCGCCGATATACCCAGTGTGAAGGTCTCCAAGGTCTACGCCGTCGACAGCAACGGATCCCCCGTCTGGGCTGACAAATGGACGAAGGCCGAGGCCGAAGCCTATGCCGACTTTGTGGGCTATGCCTCGTGGCAACGCGAGATGATGCACAACCCCGTCGCCGAGGGCGGCATCTTCAAGTGGCAATGGATCCGCTACAAGAAGATCCTCCCCTTACGGAAGTACGACCAGATCATCTGCTACATCGACCCTTCCTTCAAATCAACAACAGCAAACGACTACAAAGCCGCCCGCATATGGGGCAAGACGGGCCGCGAGCTCCATCTGATCGACTGCTACGTCCGGCAGGACACCGTGGCGGGCATGGTGCGATGGCTCTACGACTTCCACGAATCGCTACCGGAAGACGTCGCCGTGTCGTACTTCATAGAGGCCAACTTCATGCAGGACATTATTCTCGATGAGTTTGCCCGCGAAGGCGACCTGCGCGGCTACCAGCTGCCTATCATGCCCGACCGTCGGAAGAAGCCCGACAAGTTGCAACGCATCGAGGCTGTCTCTCCCCTCTGGGAGCGCGGACTGGTCTACTACAATGAGGCCAAGCGCAACGACACAGACATGAAGACGGGCATCGATCAGACCCTCTCGCTGGCCCGCGGCAGCCGGGCGCATGACGACGCGCCGGATGCCGACGAAGGCGCGATCTACAAACTTCAGAAGGCCTCCCGTGAGGAGCGCTTTGAACCCATCTTCGGCGAACGCCCCGCCCCCAAAGGGGCGTGGTAACCCTATTAAACAACCAACCAACAACTGACATGATCAAGAAACTTCTTCTCGGCCTGCGCTTTCGGCTGGCCGTTCATAAGGCCAACCGGCAAGCCCGCCGATACGGCCGCAAATACCTCGTGATTAACGTAGGCGGCCGCCTTGTGACCCTCTCCAAGCAAGAGCTCACGCTGCTCGTCCGCCGTGGATACTTCCATCGCGGCATCACGGCAGCCAACATCGAAGCCCATGCCCTCCACGTAGCTCTCCCACGGCCCTCCAGCCGGTAGGACTTTTCGTTTTTCACTTTTCGTTTTTAGCTCCCATGTTTTTGAACAATCTCGACTATCAAGTGATGATCGGCCAGCGTGCTTTCGACCTCATTCAGCAATCGGATGAGGAGAACCGCCGGCGCGCCGAGGAGATGGCCCGTGAAGAGATGGCCGGCTACCTCCGGCCCCGCTACGACGTCGAACGCATCTTCGCCCGACGCGGTGAGCAGCGCAACATGCAGATCGTGATGTTCCTCTGCGACATCACCCTTTACCATCTGGCCTCGTGGCTCCCGCAGAAGATGGGCTACGAGGTTCGCGAGATCCGCTACCGCCGTGCCATCGAGTGGCTCCAAGGCGTGCAGAGTGGCAAGATCGTCCCCGATCTCGACACCCCGGACGACTCCAATGGCGAGCCCCAGCCCTATAACCTCAAATGGGGCTCCGAGCAACACAGCAACTATATCTGGTAACCCCCAACAACTCCCGACAATGAACATCACCGACTTTTTCAGGCGGCGGACGGCTTCCGAGCTGACCGCCGTCAACACCCCATACGGCCACTTTGATCTCGCCAAAAAGGCTGACGCCCGACGTGTGAAGGCCGTCATGGCCGAGGTGCAACGACAGGCCGAATCGCTCACCCGGCAAGAGATCGACTCGTGGCGCTCCGGCTGGCAGCAAGCACTCGATGTGGAGAATCCCTCCCGCCTTCGTCTCTACAACGTCTACCGCGATGTCGAGGTAGACGGCCACCTCTCTGGCGCCATCGGACAGATCAACGGCTTCGTCAAGGCACGCAGCTTCAAGATCATGTTCGGTGAGAAGGAGGACGAGGAGGCACGCCGCATCTTCGATCGCACTTGGTTCAAGACACTCGTCGACCTCTATTTCTCCGCCCGCTACTGGGGTCATACGCTCATCCAGTTAGGCGACGTCGTCTTCACCGAGGGTGGCGTGCCAGCCTACGACAGTGTCCTGCTCATTCCCCGCCGACACGTCATTCCGGAATACGGCCGTGTCGTTGCTGAGCAGGGTGACGACTGGCGCAAAGGCATCGAGTATCGTCGCCCCCCCTTCTCCGACTGGCTCATTGAGTGCGGCGGGCCGTACGACCTCGGCCTTTACCTCAAGGCGGCTCCGCACACCATCCCCAAGAAGAACATGCTCGCCTTTTGGGACACCTTCGGCGAGGTTTTCGGTATGCCCATGCGTATCGCAAAGACCACTTCGCGCGACCCATCGACACTGAAGAAGATCTCCCACATGATGCAGAACATGGGGGCGAAGTTTTGGGGGGTATTCGAGGAAGGGACGGACATCGACTTGAAGGAAAACCAGCGCACCGACGCCTTCAATATCTATGACCGGCGTGTGGATCGGGCCAATTCCGAACTCTCCAAGATCCTGCTCTACCAGACGATGACCATCGACAACGGCAGCAGCCTCTCACAGTCGGAGGGACATCTGGAAGTGCTCAAGAACCTGATCGAGGAGATTGCCGATGGCCTGCGCGACATGGTCAACGGCCAGCTCATCCCCCGCATGGTAGCTCACGGCTTCCCTCTCAAAGGGGCGTCCTTCGAGTGGGACTACGAGGAGGACTACACGCCGGAACAGATGACGGCCATCGAGAACATGCTGCTGAATAATTTCGACGTGGATGCAGGCTACTTCGAGGAGAAGTATGGCGTGAAGATCAACGGCCGCCGGACGTATGCACCCGTACCTGACGGGCCGACTGACGCCGACGAGGAGAAGATGATGCGGACGCTCACCCGTTTTTTCGGGCAAGCCCCCCGCGGTGGGGGCGACCCGTTTCTTTCCGACTTCTGATCGATAGGCAATACTACAGCCATGCGCATACCGATGCCGCGCACCCCTGCCCGGCATGCGCGCTGGCCAAACCAAAGGGCAAGAACGAACTGCCTATCGACATGGAAAAGTGCCTCGAGCAGGCACTGAAAGATCTCTACAATAAAGAGGTCGACCTGAACAAAGTGCCTGACCTATCTCTTTGGGAAGGTTTCCACAAAACGTTCAATCATGCCGTCATCCAATCCTTTCCTCCCACCAAAGACAAGAAACTATCGGAGTTTGCCGGTAGATTGAAGTCCAGCAACGAGGTCTTTGCCGTCTTCCGTGCCCACCGAATGAGCCGCGATATGGCGGCCCAGATGGTCGACAGGGAGGGCAACCTGAAGTCTTTCGACCAGTTCCGTAAGGATGTGGAACCGATCGCCGATCACCACGTCAGGCAGTGGCTCCGCACGGAGTACGATATGGCGCTCTCCCGAGCCCACTTGGCCGCCGACTGGGCGACTTATGAAAAGGATCGAGACATCATGCCCAATCTGCGCTGGGTGGAGAGTACGGCCATCACCCCGGATGCGGTACACAGCAGCTTTTGGGGCACGGTGCGACCCGTGGACGATGCCTTTTGGGCAGCGCATCATCCCGGCGACCACTGGGGCTGCCAATGCTCCCTCGAACAGACAGACGACCCCGTGACGCCCCTCTCTGACGAGGTGATTCGGAAGGCGCCCACGCCCTCTCCCGGCCTCGAGGAGAACCCCGGCACGACCAAGCGCATCTTCTCAGACAACAGTCCTTACTTTCCCGGCTCATGCGAGACATGCCCTTTCCGGCACTTACTCAAGGAACCACGCACCGAGAAGGACTGCTATAGCTGCGATGCACAAAAGGCGGTGACTCGAGATGCCAGACAGAAGTTGAAAGATAGGTACAAAGAGGCTGCGAGGAGCGTACCGGAGACATGGACAACAGAGCACACAAGGAATGGAACTGTGCGCATCAGTTCAAAGCATGGAAAAAAGGAACGTGCGGAAAACAGAAATATCGCCCGATTATTAGCCAATCGCCACGGTTTTGTGATCGACTTGATAGAGAATACAGAGAATGGAAAGAGTGCAGATTCCTTCAATCATACATTGGGCTATAAACAGGAGTACAAACGAAATAAAACTGCATCAGAAAACGCAGTCGATCAAGCTGTCGAACATGCCGCCACGCAAGCCGATCATATCGTGTTCGACATTCGATCGAAAATAACAGAGGAAATGTTTTTAGATGGTTTGACAGATCGTCTTCGACGCTGTGGGAATGTCCGCACCGTGTGGGTGATCCGAGGTAAGTTCGACCGGCAGTTTACAAGGGAGGAGATATTAGCGAAGAACTTTGAAATACAATGGGACTGATCTTCCGATCAGTCCCAAGGCCGGGGTCTTCGGACGAATCTTATTTCAATCCTCTGACCGCCCCAAAGGTAACTCAACTATTCAAACACCGATCAAACGGCATTCAAACAGCGCATAAATCATGACCGACAAGCAATTTTTCCGCAAGCTGGCGGCTGTTCGTGGAGACATCGACAAGCTGGTGTCCGATAAGTGGCCGCGCAAGGCCGGTGTGATGGCCGTCAACCTCTTCAATGAGAACTTCCGCAAGGGAGGCTTCTTGAACAAGGTACGCGTGGCTTGGAGGCGCACCAAGCGGCAGAACAACCCCCGCATGACGAAAGCCGGCAAGACCACTGCCGCCTCGTCCTACGGCCCGCTGCTCAGCTCCCGCCGACACCTCTCCCGATCGAACGAGAAGATCGTTAGCAACGGACAAGTGACCATCGTCAACAAGGTGCCCTACGCCGCCGTGCATAACGACGGCGGACGTGCTGGTCGTGGACACAAGACCGAGATCCCCAAGCGAACCTTCATCGGCCCTTCCGAGACTCTCAATAAGCAGATCAAGGACATGATCGTCGAAGACCTCGACAAGCTCCTGAAGAAGTGACCGCCGGGGTATCCCCCTTTTGATCGCCTCATTTATAAGGCGATCAAAAACATGTATTCATGCGGGCTTACAGAGTGTTCAGCCGCCCCAAGTTCGATTTTTATGACGGCTTTCGGGGCTTATCCCACAGCAACAGCAAGGCCCGGCAGAGCGTGTCTCTACCGGGCCTTTTTATATGTTGACGGCCCCCCGTCCCTCACGGAAGGGCGGCCGCCTCACTACTGAAATAGTTAAAAGCTGAAACGAAAAAACTCATGTATATAATGCAGGGGCATCGCCCCCTTAGTCAATAGATTCCGTGGCTCCACCTTATTGAGGTTCATGTTTTGCGGCAATTGCATTTGTGATGATCTGCACCGATATGCGGTCGGCCCTTGTGGGTGAGGGTACCGTGGGGCGCAGGTCGTTCGCGTTGATGTAACGGCTGAGTGTATTCCGGTCTACCTTCACAATGACGGATATTCTCCTCTTGGATATACCCTCATTCAAAAGCGATACGATGAGCTGGCGCTTGGGATACAGCTTAT